GACACGTGACATCGTTAATTTTCATCGAGTCTTCTCTGGAACGTCAACTAAGACCGATCTCCTAACTGGAGACGTCTCTGTAACAAATTCCCCGGAAACTCGATTAACGAGATACGCGTATCGTGATGATGCAGTAACCACTCAGCCATATCCTGGCGGTGGTTATCATAGTCCTACTGCATACAATACATTCCGTTATGGAATGGATGTAGACAATACCACCATTGACCACTTTGTACGTTGGGCAACTTTTAACCCATGTACAGAGTATGTCAGTGTTGATTATGTAACACACTCGACCGATTACCCTCCAAGCGCCGTGGCGATTGAAGGATACGGTTTTGGTGTGATCATTAATTCTGCTTATAACATTGTTCCCAATACTCCAGGTTATCTGGAGGCTCGGGCGCTTCGTTCTTTGCAGGGTCTTGTTCAACAAAAGGGATGGGCAATCTCTCAGTCAGCCGGCGAATTGCCGGAAACTGTGAAATTACTCCTTAGCGCATCAAAACGTTTGCTCACATCCGTTAAGTATGTGAAGCAAGGGCGTTTCGTTAAAGCCTTAGTTAATTTAGGCATTGATGAAAAACGTGCTAAGAAGTCACTGATTGGTAACAGTGCGAATATGCTTTTGGAGTTTCAGTATGGGTGGAAACCACTCATGTCTGAAATCCAAAGTCTAGCCGCTGCTGTTGAGGACGGGTTAAATCAACCTATCTCCAAACCAATCACTGTTCGTGTTGAAGAGTCAGAATCGTTAGCCGGAACTTTTGGCAACGAAACCTGGCTCGGCACACAGACAGGTGACCAAACCCATGTAGTAAAGGTAGGTATTAAAGCATACGTATCCGACGCTACACTCGCTCAAATTGGCAGTCATGGGTTAACAAACCCCGCTGCCCTTGCTTGGGAATTATTCCCGTTGTCATTTGTAATTGATTGGTTTATTCCAATCGGTTCATTCCTTGACGGTCTCTCTACCTCTTTGGGTATGGAGTTCCGTGATGGATATATGACAAAGCATTTTGAGTGGTCCATTGAAAGTGCTATAACCATTGTTCCGCCTCCGTACGTGTGTTCTAATAACACGGACTTGGCGTTTCATAATTATGCAGGATCGATGGGCGAACGCTGGGAGCTTGATCAAGCTTGGAGCGAATGGGGAGAATGTTTTGATCGTCAGATCATGCCGTTCCCTCCTCCCCCAGTACCTTACTGGGATCCGCAGCTTAATGTAAGTAAGATTACGTCAATCATGACTCTTCTTACCGCTGTAATTGCGAAATAACAACTAAGGTAGGGCTTTGTCGCCCATCGATTGTGGAATTCTCCGCTTTCGAAATAACTAACTGTGAGTTAACTATTCACTGAAAGGATTGTAGAATGCCTGCAATCGCCTCTATACTGTTGCTTAATCGCGCAGCAACTCCCGCAGACGTGACTTTCACGCCTGATCGGGTTATTGGAAACGTCGCATATTTCAAGAACGCAGGAGCAACTGCTCTCGCCGACAAGACTATGTCCGTTTCCGCTCGCACCACATCTGGCGGTTACCGTAAAGTGACCGAAAAGTTTGTGGTACCGGTCGTATCTACTGATACGTCAACTGGTGTGGATATTGTTTCCGTAGCACGTAAAGCCTATCTTTCGATGGAATTTACGTTTGCTCCGGACGCTACCGAGGACGAGATGAATGAAATCATTGCGTACGCTCGCGACTCCCTGAGTGAGGATCAGGTCATTCTTGACCCAGTTCTAACTCAGCGGGAAGCGTTGTACTAACTTTGAAATCTCTTATCAAGTCGTTGGTAGCTCGCTTTGTGCGATCAAAATCGGCCATTCTGGCCACATCGGCCCTCGCCCTTATCACCTTTCTATTTGGTGCAGGACAAGTGCAGGAGAGTCTTTTAATTCTTAACGAATTTCAAGCCCTCAGGCTCCCGATGTAACACCGCCCATCATGGGCTGTATTTCACTCTAAGAGGAAAACAAGATGACGAATCGAAGCAGAAGTCGTCGAGACTTCAACGATCGGTTGCCAGCTGGTGTAGGAAGTAAGTTTCGTAAGGAACTCCTTTCTGCTTTAGACGGTCATACATTTAAGGATCACTACTTACGAGATGAATTATTCTCGAAGTATCTTGATCCCAAAGTTGTATCTCCGTCACAGCGTCAAACTAATGCCATTGAAAAGTGGCTTGGTTGCGAGCTAACTAATATGGAAACAAACCACCGTCTCATCGTAAATGATGAAGACTTCGGTTGGACGACCTCGGAGAGTTTCCTCTCTGAAGTCCGACAATTGATTTGTTCCATACTTGGTGTGGATGAGTTCCGCCACTATTCGCTCTTCGAGCAAAATAGTATTGGGATTCTTCAGCTTGCCCCGTTTTCGAACGGCGCAAGCACCCGCATCAAGCGCAGCGAAACTGCTGCGATACAAAAGCTCACTGGTGTAGCTCACATCACTAAATCTGCCCTCCCATATTGGGATTTCCTTACGGAAGGTTCGGTCCTCGCGGACCAAGACCTGCAGATTGTGGATAGTAGTGTGATGTTTACTGTCGACAAAAAGTCTGATATTGACCGGGTGGCTTGTAAAGAGCCTGAGGTCAATATGTCACTCCAGCGTGGTGTGGGCGAATTTATTCGCACGAAACTACGCAAGGTCGGGATTGATCTTCGTGATCAAACCGTCAACCAAAGATTAGCTAAAGTTGCATATGCCCAAGGGCTAGCAACTGTCGACTTATCTGCGGCTAGTGACTCTATAACGAGCCAATTGGCATTTCACTGCCTACCATTCTCGTTATGGACAATATGCGAAGACCTTCGGGTCAAATCCACTCTTCTTCCAAACTCAACCGTGCCCCATGACCTAGAGATGTTCTCATCTATGGGTAATGGTTTCACGTTTGAGCTCGAGTCCTTGCTCTTCTACGCTATCACGCGTGTCGTTGCAAGGCGTTCTGGAATTAAGGGTCGCATATCTGTTTATGGTGACGATATAATATGTCATCATACTATAGTGCCCCGCCTTACGCGTTTATTCGCTTGGCTGGGTTTCCGTGTGAACACTAAGAAGACCCACTCGCGTGGGCCTTTTCGTGAGTCATGTGGAAAACACTATTTTACAGGACAAGATGTCACTCCTTTCTACGTACGTAGAGAAGTGCTCACGGTGTCGGATTTAATCCTTCACCTAAACCACATCCTTTCATGGGACTCAAGGCTTTCATCTGGTGAGAACATACCGTTCTTCACAAATGAGAAGTTAGCCCAGTTTCATAAAAGGTGGTCTACATTCGTTCCCCCCTTTCTTTGGGGTGGTTGGGATAAAGACTCTAACAGTTCGTTAATAACAGGTCATCGTTCTCGCAAGAGGATTATGCCTGTTAAGCGCAAACTGCCATACGCCTATCAACCAGCAATGGTTCATTGGTTTATGATGGCCGAGCACTCCACCCCTACTCACTTAGGTGATAGTACTATGATGTACGTGCCTCGCACAGAAATGTGCGACTTACGACCATCTTGGTATACTTCCCCTAATGGTAGGAGCTTGGAGATCGATCCAAAAAGAGAGGTTAGCCTTAGCATTCGCTATAACAAACCCCCCTCATGGGCCGAACAGTTTACTTGGGATCCTTACTTACTATTTGAGGATCTTCAGTGTGGGAGTCATGCCGTTTTGGCATGATAAAATGATCAGGCTCCGGGGTTAAAGTCCCGGAGCCGTCATTTTAGAGACAGATGCTGCTACGCATCT